GGATTATGTTTAATGAGCCGTGGATGGAGAATCTTAACTGTGGTCTACTGCATAGGTATTGGAAGCATAAGGGTTCGCCTGGGGTCTTGAAGATGAAATTATTTGGTGTGGATTTCTATTATTGGATGGCTCCACATGGCGAAATAGCACTTAGACATCATCCTTTGTTGGATACAACGCAAGGTATTCTGGATTGGCTAAAGTGACCGAACCGACGGTACTGCCAGAGCCGTATGCGACCATAACCGACCGAGAAGTTGAAAGACTTATAAAGCCTGCGAGATTAATATTGGCTATCGCGGAAGAAATGGGTTGTGAGAACTTTTTAACAGACGACGGGATAGTGGAAGTAGAGATAAGGAAATATGAAAGTCAATAGAGGCGCAGGCGGAGTTAAGGGAATAAGTGAATTTAGACGAAAGAAAGTCGATAAGGGAAAAGTTCGCACCGGCAGAAAGCGTAGACGAAACCGCTGAGAGGATTGCTGAGTGGAGTCGTTATTTCTTTTCAGAAAGGCATGTGAAGTCTGATGTACCCGTATTTCATAAGCAGATTTACAAGGATTTGGCTTCTGACTGGAAATACCTCGTCATTACAGCGCCGTCGGAATTTTCTAAAACGACTATCTGTACGCTCATCTACCCGCTTTACAGAACGGTTTATTACAACGAACCGTATATCGTTATATCTTCGCGTGTTGACGATACCGCGATGGAGATGCTCGACGAGATCAAATTTGAACTGAGGTATAACGATCTTTTCAGAGAAGTTTACGGTGCTTTACTTCCTTTGCCTGAAGATAAAGTTAAGACAAGGCACAAGAAGAAAGATTCCGCTCATGTAATTGAGTTAGAAAATGGAACTGTTATACGAAGTATCCCCTGGCGGGGTAATGTTCGAGGTAGGAAAAGAAAGGGCTATAGAATTACTTTGTTCATCGGTGATGACCCCGAAGAAGCAGATGACATTGATAGCCCTGAAATCCTCAAGAAAAACATCAGATGGCTCGACCGTTCTGCGGTACCAAGAACCGATAAAGATTTTGGAAAGATTAGGATTGTCGGCACAAGAATTGGTGATGACTGTACCGTAGATAAGTTACTGAACCGCAAACGATGGCAGAAGAAAATCTACCGTGCCTTAGTAGACGATCCTGACAAGCCTGCTAAAGAGTCTGTTTTACCTATACTCCAGAGGAAGTCTATCTGGGAGAATCGGTGGACGACCAAGTGGCTTCTTAACGAACGTCAGGAATTTATTAACGAAGGTCGGGAAGACGATTGGCTTTGGGAAAGACAGAACGAGCCTCCGAAGTATAGGCAGAAGGATTTAAGCGGGTATTTGATTTATGACGGTCAGATGGAAAGAAGGAACGACCAGAACATTCTTCATGTGGATGGTTACTTAGACCCGATACCTGTGTATACATATTGTGCGATCGACCCTGCTTTTTCAGAAGCTAAGTCGGCTGACCCCAGAGCCATAGTAAGTTTCGCTTTCGGGTATTTGCCTGTTAAGATGGGTCAGAAGGTTTGTGTGTGGATTTTGGATTACGACTATAACTGGATGGACCCTGACGAAATCTTTCAAAGAGCATTAGATAAACACAGGGAGTTTTACTATTCGGAAGTCTGTATTGAAACTACGGGTCCGCAGAAGATTTACGAATACATGGCGGAAAAGCAGGCGGCGGGCGATGCGTTTTTGATTCAGCACCCGATAACTATTAGACCGATAGATTCGCACGGCAGACGTTCTAAAGAGGACAGGATTTATGAACGATTCAAGACAATGGTGCGTTTGGGGCAGTTATTCGTCAAGAACGATATGGCGGAAATCCGGAATGAACTCGACCGTTTTATGCGCCCCGATAACGGACTGCACATACTCGATGCACTCGAAATGGGGCTTCGGTACGCTATCCCCTGTGTAGAAGATATTTCATCACCTACGATACGCAACAAACATTCTCGTAGATTGGAGTTGGAAGAAGAAGAAATAGACAATAACTGGTTGGTGATTTATTAGAGTAGTTTTTTTATCCTGACGAACTAAAACTTTAGTTGGTGATATGACCAAACAAGAAAAAGCGCGGAAAGTTTACGAAGAATACCAGAAGATAAAAGACGATACTCAGGACTGGCGTGAGAAACGGGATAGAAATAAGAAGGTCTATCTTGGCGATCAGTGGGATTCAAAAGTAGCAGACAGGATCAGAGGCAGAGGTCAGGTCGATGTAGTAATGAATATCTTGAGAACTCTGATTAGGAACAGAGTTTCTACGATGATCGCCCGTAAGCCTACGGGTAAAGTCTATGCGGTCAATAAAGAAAGTATGGACATCGCTACCGTGCTGGACGATTTTCTCGATTGGCACTGGTACAATTCTTCTGGTCAGATAAGGGCTGAAAGAGTTACTATGTCGGCTCAAAGAGAAGGTGTGGGGTATTTTGTAGTCTATGCCGACCATAAGGCCGATTATGGACGGGGGGAACTTAAAGTAACAGATGAAATCTGGCGACATGTGTGGATACCCAAGACCGCCGGCAGGGAATGGGATTTTTCTGATTCACCGAGAATTATTCTTACTAAACTTTTGCATGAAGATGAGTTTTACGCCAATAACCCCGGCTACAAAGGCAAATTAACTCCTGATTACTTTCATACCAATGACGAGATTTACTGGGCAGGCCAGAAAGAACATAAAGATTCTGTCGAAATAGACATGCCTGAAGGGATGATAACTGAAGGTGAGTTTATCAGGGAGTTCGATAATTACGAAAGATTCTACAAGGAAGTGCCTGTAATCTATCACATTCCTACGGGTACGGTAGAAGTTGTGGACGACAATTACACTCCCAATGAAAATGAGCAAGTCCTTATTGAGCAGAAAGTTATTCAATTCACCCGTGCGACTGTACCGAGAATCAGGTACCAGAAGTCTTACGGTGACAAGATATTTACTCACGAAGAAATCCTGCCTATCTCTAACTACCCTGTAATTCCTGTAGTAGACGAAGATACAGGCAACGCTTTACCGCAGGGCGAGATTGATATGAACTTCGGCGTACAGGAGTTGGCTAATAAAGCATGGTCGATTATCGTTCATAACGCCGCACTTAGTTCTAATTTCAAGATGCTGATAGATTCTGCCCGTGCTGGCGTGAAGGACTTGAAAAAATTCAAGGAAGATTGGGCTGCGCCTGGGGCGTTGTTAGATGTTAAGATGGACCCGCAGACGGGCAAGTTTCCGATAGAACCTTTTAAGTCCGAACCGATTAATCAGGCGTTCTACACCATTTTTGAAAGACTGTTTGCTCATCTCCAGTTCGGCACTGCTACATTCTCATCCAAATTGGGAGATACTTCCAATGCTCCAGATACCTATTCAGCAACCCTTCAGTACGGAGAGTGGCAACAGGACAACCTTAGAATCCCACTCTCAAGATTGGAGATGGGCCTCCAAAGAGTTTTCGAGACAATACTGGAATGGTCGCCTTCATACTACACGTTTCACAAAGTCTTTCATCTTCTGACAGAGCATGGTGAGATGAGGGAACAGTCTGTAAACGCTCCGAATTTTGTAGAGGGCGCGTGGAAGACGATGAACGATATTTCTAAAGTTCGGGCGAAGTTTAGAATCCGTATGGGTTCAACTATGCCTGCCAATTCTGTTGCCCACATGAAACTTTATCAAGAGCTGGCGGCGATTAATCCTATTTTCCTTAAAAAACTTGTAGAGTATTTACCATTGAAAGATAAGGCTGAAACGATAAAAGAAATTGACGCACTTCAGCAGGCACAACAGAAATTACAGGAACAGGAACAGACCTTAAATACGACTTCGGGTATGTTGCAGAATTCTTTGCGTCAGCAGGCACAGATGGAGATTAACAAAGACGTTCAAGATTCTAAGCGGAAACAGGCGTACCAGGAAGATAAGCAAAAGATAGATGGTGAAAGACAGAAACTCCAAAACGAAAGAGAAGCATTCAGACGGGAAAAATCTCAAGCTAAGAAACCAGCACAAAAGGGGAAGAAGGATGAAAAAGCTCGTTAGCATTTTACTTTTATTGTCATTTGGCGTGGTTTTCGGTCAGGGGAAGGTTATTGCCGAGAAACTGATCGAACCTGAGTTTATTACTGTGGTGATGGATTCGATTACACAGGTGAAAGTGTACTACACCTTCCCACCGCCCCAAGGGTTGAGTTCTTCGCACAGAACGGCTATCTCTGAAACTGCTCCCACATCTGCATCCGCACAGGCGAGAAATATGCAGTTTTCGTCCACGGGTGATGTGTTTATCAGTGTAGTTCTGGATACTTTGACCAACAGTGATACGGACAGTTTGTATTTTTCTGTCAAGCCTTTGGTTTACGATGAGACAAAGGCTACTTGGTATGAATCGGCTGCGGACGTTCTGTATCTGGTGTTCGACACTGCGGGGACTTACACATCATCTGCTTTGGACTATTTGAGTTGGACTCATGGGTATTGTTACACAACGACTTTATCCGGTTCGCTCTGGCCCTGTGCAGGGTTTACATTGATGATGGATAGGGTTAATCGTGGGAATGCTTATGCCGATGCAGATATTACAGCTTATATCGGCATTTGGACTGTGAGGTAACTATGAAAAAGAAATTAATTTTTGTAGGACTCATTTTCGCTTGTGGGATTTTCTTGGCATGGCAGGGGTACAGAGCTAATGTCATCGGTCAGAACGGAAGGTTCTTCGGCAATTTGGCTGTTACCGGTACTTCTACTTTAACGGGAATCGTTACTACGGCAACATCGCTCGGTGTCGGGACGGCTGCTCCCGCAGAACCGCTTGATGTTCAACACGCTACAAATGCTGATATGCGTCTATTAGCCAACACAAGTGCAGACGCCAACAGGGCTATGCT